CGCACTGAACGATCCCCCCGGGTAACTGATCCCGCCAGTCTGCTTGTAGCTCGGCCGCAAGCTCCGCGTCGGCGCCGTCCACTGATCGATGGTAGTCCAGACCTTGGGGCTGACCCCGCGACGCGCCTGGCGCGAATGATAATTCAGAAGCGTGGCCGAGCGCCGGACGCCCGCCAGCGCGCGCGATTGCGCGGCCTGCGTTCTCAACGCCGCGCTCTGAACCCGCTGGTCTGCCGCTTGCAGGTTGGCGTCGATCTCTGCCGTTTGAGCATCGGCCACAAGCTTGTTTACGTATTGACCAGCGGCAACTTTCATCCGGTAGATGTCTTGCTCAGCTAGCGACAAAGTATGACGTTGGAACGCGATAAAACTGCCCCCCGAATTGTCGAGGCCATTGGCTGCATTGTCCGCGGCTTGCGTCGCCAGAATACCGCGGAGCTCTCGGCGCCGATCGAGTTCGCCCGTCAGCACACCAAACGTGATCTGATGAAGCTGCTTCCTAATCAGCTCGGCCTCATGCCGCCCCCTCGCCTCGACCGCGGAAGCCACCCGGTCGGAATGCGCCGCTGCCATCTCATAGCTTGTGGCCTCGAACTCCCCGGCCATTTGCTCGTAAGTGCCGGCTATTTCGGCAGCCGACTTCTCAAGCGACCGGAACGCCGCCTCGCTAAGAGTGTCGTAGACTTGCCCCATTGCCGTGCCCACGCCGGTCGTACCCGCAACCGCACCGGCAACCGAAGTCACGGCATCGAACGTCGTTCCAACGCCCGTAGCGATCCTTCCAAAATCCTCGCTCATTCGAACGCCACTTCCATCGTGAGGCCAAGGATCGTGATCGGGAGGGGAACCGGCCCCGTCACTTCGATCGTAGCTTCGCGCTGATAGCCCAGGTCGCGCACTTCACGCACCTCGGTCCGCAGCACCGGCTGAACCGAAAAGTCGTCGTCGACCTTGTGCATCAGCACATCGCGACCATTCACGGCAAACACGAGGCCATCTTTCACCGGGATAAGAACCCGGTTGATCCGCTTGGGATGAAGCATCATCGGGCGGCGCTCATCGTACTGCGGCTCCACCGGCATGGGCTGGATTGTCCATGTGAACGGCATCCCAACCTGGACGTCATCAAACGTCTCCGACGTCACCACCTGCCCCGACGCCACCGTGTCCGTTCCCAGGTACCAGTAACCCGACCTCATATCGACGGTCTCAGCTTCGAGATGAGACAGACCCGTCCAGGTGCTCGCCGGGCCCGTGGCGTCTTTCGCGCAATCCATCGTCGCGTCGAACGAGAACTCCTCGAGGTAGTAGACCGTCGATGAATTGATCGTCCGCTTGACCACCACGAAAATCTGCTCGTCAGGCAGCGGACCGAGACAAACTCCCCGTCGGTCTCCCACGGCACCCAGGCCCGGATATCTTCGGCACGCACCGAGTTGTAGACGCTCATCGTGCCGTCCGTGTTGACGATGAAGGCCAACTTTTCCGGCTGGTTCAGCGCGCCCTCGGTGCCGCTCATGTCCACCGGCGTCTTGATCAGATGAGACGCCAGCAAACTTACGGCGTCGCCGGAGAACTTCTCCTCGATCGCCGAATAGAGGTACTCCCGGACGGCTTTGCCGGTCTTCTGAACAAAAAGCGTGACGCCATCCAACACCGTTGGCCGAACCCGGCTGGACCCAAACTGCGTCTGGTTCCGCACGTTCATGTTGGCCGGCGTAATCGCCGTGTTGGTGCCCGGCAGGAGCGAACGAAACTCTCCCTGATCCGTAAAAATCTGAAGGTTGTCCCGGCCAACCGCCGCCCGAATTTCGTTGATCTGCTCCTCGCCCATTACAACCTGGACCGAGTCGCTGTCCGCGCCCGTGCCCGCGTCGAAGTTGAAGAATTCGTTTGTCTTTGATCCCCAGATGCCGTCAGGCAGAGACTTCGATCCCATAAACCAGAGACGCTGATCGTGAAACAGCGCGACGCGCGGGTAGCCTCGGTCGTCATGAAACGCCGGCTCTAGCCAGTCGTCAGTGGCGCCGGTGCCGGTCAGAGTGTCCTTCACCACCGCAGTAAACGTCGTGGTGCTCAAGTAGGTCTTCATGTGGACGTACTTGCCGCCGTCCATTTGGACGCAGTGCCCCTCCCAGGACGTCGAGAACAAGGCGCTCGAGGCCGTCAGCGTGATCGTGCCCGTGGTCGCCGATGGCGTCAGCGTGATCCCGCTCGTGTCGCCGTACCGATAGAACGGCTCGAACACCTTGGGGTCTGTCGTAGCATCGTCGTCAAACGCATAGGCCGCGTTCGAGAACGTCGTGGCGCCGGTTCGCAGCACCATCTGTATCGGAAGGTCTTCGTGAACGACGATCAGCGTATCGCCCGACTGCGCCCAATTCAGGTTGGGCAACATCGCCGTCGTCCAGGGCTGGCTCGTCACCGAAGACAGATAAGCACCTGCCTCGCTGAAAGCATCCATGCGGGCATTTCCGAACGCCAGCATGTACTGCTGCGAGTCGTTGAACCGGAAATCGATCAGCTTGGCCGTGCCGGGGAGCGTATAGCGATAGTACGTGCCAGGGCGCCGCGAGACCCCGCCCTCGACGTGCAGGTACAGGTTCTTGAGCGACTGCGCCGCCACGTAGAATTGCCGAAGGTCGATCCGCTGCTTGAGTTGCGAAGAGACCTCGCCGGCGGAGAAGTTCGCCTGGACGTTACGAACGGTTGCCAAGACGCGACCTCCTCAGCTTGCCGACCGGTAGCCGGCTCGTGGTCTGGCTCGCGCTATCCATGTTGCGCGCCATCATCCGCATGTTCTGGGTCTCAAACAGAAGCCCCTCGGCCAGCTTGGGCCGCTCGGCGATCGCTGTCGCAAAAATGGCGCCCAGCCGGTGAACAATTAAGTCTTCGAAATACGGCGGCCAGCTGGTCTCGGTCGCCCGAAACACATAGGTCGCAACGACATCAGCGTCTTCGTTGCAGAAGATTTTCGAGCCGAACCGCTCAAACGGGATCGTGTTGTCGTTGACCTCTACCCGCACGAGGTTAATCAACTCGTTGGGCAGCTGCCATGCGTACTCCCAGGTGCTCGCCGGGGTGCCCACCAGCAGGTTCAGCGCCGCTTGGTTTTTGGCAAAAGACCAGGGATAGAGCGAAAGCTCTGTCTCCACTGTGCTGTCGTAGTGCTGGGTTGCCGCGATGGCTTCCGCTGTCCCGTCCGACAACGATGTGATCGGGTCGGCACCGATCATGGTCAGGGCGCGAGACGCCACGCTCACTTTGGTTCGGATCGCCATTCATCTCCTCCAAAAAAACAGGGGCCAGGGCATAGCCCCAGCCCCCGTTCTCGGGCCCCCCAAGTGTCAGAGGGTTACGACGGCGAGATCAGCAACGTCACACGGCATTCGCGCCGTCGGAAACCGCGTCCGCCCGCACGATCGACCCGGCCACGGGCGAAACTAGACTATGCCGGCCGTGGTAATGTTATCGCTCGCGTCTTTGCTGGCGACATAGCAGTTCGTCGCCGGGGTGCCGTCGATGTCGCCCGACACCAGGATGAGATCCCCGGTGTCGATGTACGTCGCGGCGTCGTTGAAGTAGTTCGCACCGGCCACCGTCGCGAGCGTATCGTTGGTGGCGTAGGCATGGAGCTTCACGACCGTGCCCGTGGACGTCGGAGCGCCCAGGTTCATCACGGTTTTGAAGGCAGAGGCAGTGTAAGCCATCAGGTCATCTCCCTATCGCAGCTTTCGTTCAGGCGCGCTCGATTAGAGCGTGGTGGTGTTGTCGCAGGCGATTTCGACGACGCCCGTGTCGTCGATCCGCACCGCACCGCCCGAAAGCATGTGGTTGATGAAGTGCGCCGCGTAATCACCGTGCCAGGTGATGTCGGCGGTGATGTCCTGGCCTTCGCCCCAGCCCATCGACGACTTGTGCCATAGCAGGCAGTAGGCGACGTTCGAGACGATGGGGATGCCGGTGTGCATAACCCAGGTGGTGTTCATCCACACCCGCGCATCGGTGCCGCCCAGCCAGGGCTTGCGATCGCCGACATAATCAGCGTTTGAGAACTCG